TTAGATAGGCTCAACCACGACCCACTCTGAGCCGCGTGCGTCTAAGTACATGGCGCTGGTGTGGGCGGTTTTGTGGCCCCATAGGGCTTGGGCGAAGTCTTTGCCGTATTGCTTCTCGTACAGCCGACCTGACAGGCTGCGGATTTCGTGCAGTGTGGGTGGGTTTTCATCGATGATGCCTGCTGCTTCGCGTGCGTAAGTAAATGCGAGGCTGAGCGTGCGTAGGTTGATTTTTGAGCCGCTTGGAGCGTTGCCGACATTGCTTTCGTGGTGGATGAGTGATGTGGTGTCGTAGAGTTTGCGGCTCTCGTCAATGACGCGCCCGAGCGTGAAGCCGGGGAAGTCGTCCAGTGATAACTTGAGACTGAGCGCGACTGGGCTGCCCGTTTTGCTTTGCTTCACCCATAGTTTGCCGTCTTTAACATCGCTCAGGCTGAGCTTGGATAGGTCTTCGCGGCGTTGGCCCGATAGGATCGCCAGCATCAAGAGACGCGGTAGCCACGTCCAGCGGCATTCGGGGCTGATTGACCAAGCGTAAATGGCTTGGAATTGCTCGAGCGATAGGCGCGAGCGTTTGGTTTTGACGCCGTACACTTTGGTGATGTCGGCGGGGTTTTGCGTGATCCAGCCTGCGGCCATCGCTTCGCGAAAGCAATCAACAAGGCGGCTGCGAACGTGCTGCGCCATGCGCTTTTGATCTTTATCGACCCATGTTTGCAATAGATCGGCGACTTCCATGGTACTGATTTCGGCGATTTGGCGGCTGGCCCATGTGACTTTGGCCAGTGCCAGATAAGATTTGACGCTCGATAGGCTATTGGGGCGCAGGCCGCGATTGATCAAAATGGCGTCGTAGCGCTCTAGCCATGCGCCAAAGGTTTGATTGTGCTTGCCCGAAAGTCGGTCGATCAGCCTTGCGCTGGGTTGGGCGACATGGCTGTTGGCTTCGATGGCTTGACTGATGGCTTCGCGTTTATCGCGGCCTAAACCGTACTCGGTGCCAGTGCGTGGATCGCGCCAAGCGTAATATCCATCGCGGCAATACAGATTGACGGGAAGGTGGCGATTAGCGAGTGAACGATTGCGGGCCATGATGTGCTTTATTGTGGAATGCGGTTAATGAGGCGATTGCCGCTGCGTATTGCTTTTGCAGCGGGTTCGCTGTGGTTTTGTGACGGTGGGCGATATTGCGCTTGCGGAATGACAAACCAAGTGCGGCCGATTTTAGTCGGTAGCGGCGTGATCCAGCCTTCTCGCGCCCAGCGTGTTAGCGTGTTGATCGTGGGGGCGTCGTCGCCAAATTCCGCGCGCGCCCAGTTTTGTAGAGTGGTTTGGCGAGCCATCTTTAGTATCTCCCCTTGTTACTAAATACGCGCCCAGTTGATTGAGGCTGGTGCATGTGGTGTTGGTAGCCGCCTTTGTCTTCGATTTCGTTCATGATCCCTAGGCGACTGGGCTGGTAGCGGTCGTAATAGACGTAGGTTTTTGGTTCGTTCGCGGGGCTGATGGCGTGGTTGAATTTTGGTTTTAATACCGAGCCGTCGCCTTGTTTTACGCTGCTTTTTGCTGCGTTGGCGCGCTGTTTGGCGCTGGAATACGTAGCGACTTGGCGCTGGCTGTCGGTGTCGGGTTTAGTGCGTTTTGCACCACGGCCACGGCCTTGGTTTTCGAGCTGAAGGCGTTTGCTTTCGCTGATTTCGGGGGCGATAAACTCAGGGAATTCGCCTGTTTTGCGCCAAACGTGGCGTTTTTGAGTGCCTTCGCCAGTCGCTTTTACGAGCATGCCGTACTTGGCGGCGTTGGCGAAAAAGTTATTCGCTTGGGTGTATTCACTCGTCACGATGGCGTTGTGGTCAGTGGTGATGACCAATTCGCCGTCGATGCGGTCAAGTACCGATTGCACCCGTTTTGCACTGGTAATTGCTGCTGCAGGGTTGTTGGTTTTTAAATTGATTTTCATGGTGCGATATCCAGCGGGTGGCGTGGCAGATGCATCCAATGCGTTGGGACTTCGCAGCATGGGTCGCCGTTGATGAAGTGCCACTGGCCGTCGAGGCGAAAGCCGCTCCAAACTTCGTTTTCACTGAGCGCCATGAGTACCGCGCATTCGTCGTCAGGGCCTTGTTCGGCGGTTTTAGTCCAGGCGCTACGTAGTTGATTTTTTAGCGATCTGATTCTGGCTAGGATTGCATCGTTGAATGTGGCCTCATCTGAGGCTATTCGACCAACTGTGCTTATCTCTATTTCAAGTTTGCCAATTCGATCTGCAGCTTCGCTGATTACGGAGTTTGCTACGCCATCGCCCGATTGAATTTCACAGGCCAATATGCGTAGCGCAGCGATGATAGTTGCATTGCTTGAGCTCATATCTCACCGCCGTCGCTTTCTACGTCAGAGGTGTAGCGGGATGGCGGGGAGTCTTCTCGCTTTGTGATGAGTAGCTTTAGTTTTGTGCGGGTGGCGTTATCGTCGAGGGTATTGTCTGCGACGGAAAAGCGGCGGTCATTGTTGCCAATCGCCAGTGGATGTGCTTCGCCACTAAGAAAAATAACTTCTTTCATGCTGCCTTCTCCCCAAAAATCGCCAGTGTCAATTTATCTGCGGCGTTTTCGATTAAGTGGTCGATGGTGCCGCTGTTGTTGATGTCGCAGTCGATCCAGCCTGATTTGATGCCTTGTTCGCTGGCGTGGTGGGTTACGGCGGTGAGATTGGGGCGTTGGATTTGCCATAGCCATGCGCCAAGTTGATTGAGTTGCTGGGCTTCGTTATCAAAGCGCACATCAGAGACCACGATGTGGCCGTCGATTTCGGCGATTTTGTTGGCGAGCTCGATTAAGAAATAGTCGGCGCCAAAGAGGGCGCGGCGGTAGTCGCCCCAGCGCTGCATAATCCAGCGCGGTGCACGCGGCATGCGCGCTTCGATTTCCCACTGCGAGCGATCATCACCCGCTAGCACGATCAAAATGTGTTGCAAGAAGCGGCTGTCTTGGCAGCCCGATATCGCGAGCGCGGTTTGAGGGATTTCTTTGGTGCTGCGCTCGGTGAGTAGCTCGGGCGCGATGCCCCAGGCAAAGCACACGTCGTCACGCAGTCGATCAGCGTAAGCAATTTTGGTGAATTTTTGCGTTACGAGGTAATCGGCAACGGTGTCTTTGCCTGCGCCTGCTTTGCCCGTAAGGCCAATGATGATTTGAGGTTTCATGCTGCCACCTTGATGGTTTGGGTGGCTTGATAGCGATCACCCGTTTTGTGGGTAATGCGCCATCCGCGTAGCCGCCAAGTGCGCAAAACAAAATAGTCGTCAGTGCTGTCGATTAATTCAACTGTGAGCGTATGCATGATGCTGTCCTTGTTTTGATTCACATCGCCAAGCCGTCTGTTAACAAACGGCTGGACGTTGGGAATGGGTGGATTAGCGAGCGAAAGGATCGCCTGCGATGAGCGGGAAGCCGCTGTCGTTTTTGATTTGCGCGACGATGTCTTTGGCGGCGGCCTCTAGCACTTTGTCTTCGCGGACCAGTTCAAACCAAAGCACCAATTTGCCGTCTCGAATGCGGTATTTCAGGCGGCAATCGATGCGGTAGGCAACGATTTCATCCGAAGCAGCAATCGGCTGTACAAAAACTGGAATGGCGATGGCGAAGCGCTCAAACACTTTCATCTTGCTGCTAGTGACGGAGTCTTCTTGGTCGATGTATTCAAAGTTGATGCCGCCTGATTGCAGGCGCGCGGCGGATTTGAAGCGTTTTTCGTTGGTGGCTTCAAAGTTGAGCACCATTTCCATCATGTCGGTGGCGGTGGGTAGGCCGTCGATCAGGCAGATATTGGCGAGGTTGTCTTCGAGGAAGATGGCGAACTCGGTTTGGCTCATGACGTCGCAGTTGCGGCTTGTCCACTTTTTCCATTCCACCGAATTTGCCGGGGTGAATAGGGCTTTATGGTCGCGCCAGTTTTGCTCGGTGTAGCCGCTTTGGTGGTCGTTGATTAGCGCGGTGAAGTTAACTTTGCCTGCGGCGTAATCGGCTTGCAGATAAGTGCGGGTGCGGTGGGCTTCGCCGTGTTCTTTTAGGTACCAGACAAATGATTCGGCATCATCCAGGCGCACGGTGGCAGTTTTGCGTAGAGGGGTGTCTAGGTGTTTTTCAAAGTCGGGGTATTCGGCTTTGTAGCCATTTGGGATAAAGACTACAGGGCGATACCCTTCACGATAAGCGTCTAATTCAACGTTTTCTTGAAACGGCTTTTGGGCGGCTTTTAAGATTTGTGCAACAGAGCTGGGTTGGCTGACGAGTTCGGCTTCGATTTGTTCGACTGGCATGGTTTTTCCTTGGGTTATGCGACTTGTTTAACGGTGGTTTGGGTGGTGGTACCCAGATCGCGCACGGTAGTTGGGCTGGTCGCGTTGATGTCACGTAGATCGAGCTGGCGTTGCGTTGGATCGGTGGCGAGTAGGTCGCCTTCGGGCGTGCCAAACATGATCGATTCGCGGCGTGGTTGGCTTGGCTTGCTGAGCTTGATGTCATAACCCACACGCATCGCGCCAGATTGACGGCCTGCGGGTTTGATGTTGATTTTGACGGTGATGCTGCCGCCTTTGCCATTGTCGACGAGTGAAATGGCGGTGTTGAGCTCGCGGATGACTTCGCCGAGATCCTCGACCAATTCGCCGCCGGCAATGTCGCGCAGAGTGTCTGTTGCTGAACGCATGGTGGACATCCAAAAAAGCGCAGCGGGGAGGTTTGATTACTGGCTGAACACCCACATCAGCACCGCTGCGCTGGGGTGATGTGGTAACTTTAGTGTGCTAAAGTTTTAGTGTCAATAAATATTTAGCAAGCTAAACATAATGGCGAAAAAAAACCGCCAGAAGGCGGTTTGTGTTGGTTGTTTCTTTACTATTCGATTTCTTCGCTAAGTTCTTCTAGTGGAGTGAGCGTCTCTAGCTTTAAAAGTCGTGCGAGATGCTGATTACGCTCTTCTTGGTTCATGTGTTTGATAGCTTGCGTTTCGCGGTATTCATGTGCGGCCGCGGTCAGAGTGAAGTGAGGCGCTTCTTTTAGTAAATCACCTCCAGTAAGTTCTGTGATGCTGCTTTTGATTTGTTGTAAATCGACGCAGAAAAACTCCTTACGGAAATTCACCATATTCATTCGCTGCAGGTTGAAACGGCGATGTAGCTCACGCTCAAGACCAGGGGCGTCGTCGCTATACATCATGGCATGAACATCAAAAGTAAACGGAACGGATGCATCACCTAGTTCTTTAACGCGGTCCATTGGCTCGAGTCGACGGGTCATGCCGATTTTGAAAACGGTTTCGCCAAATGAACCAATATTTGAAATGACATAAACGTGTCCAGCACGGGTTTGTTGTGCCATCGAGAGTGCGCGTTGATTTTTAGCTTCTGCCTCGGTGAGTTTTTCTTGTAGCTCTGCCAATTTAAGTTCGAATTCTGTGCGTTGTTCATCGGTGGCCTTGGCAATTTGCGCTGCTGTTTTTTCCATGGCCTTGCGAATATTTTCTTCTTCTTTGGCTGCATCTTTAATTGCGCGCTCATATTCGCGACGGGCTTTTTCTTCTTCGCGGATTTGTTCTTTGATTTGGCGCTGTTCTTCACGCTCTTGATCGCGCAATGCTACTACTGTGGCGGCTAATTTAAGTTCTTGTAATCGAGACTCTAGGTAGGCAGGTGTAATTCGGGCGTCTCTGAATGCTTTGCCTAGATGATTCACCAGACTATATGCGTCATGAATTTGTTGCTCTAGTTTCCCGATGTTTTCTGCTTTGATGGTGGCTAAAATTGAATCTACTTTGCCGTTAAATGCATCGGTTACGAATGCTATTGCGGTTTGGCTTCGATTGACTTCGACATAGTCACACAGGGCAGCCTTGCCCGTCTCGGTGAGTAATTTACTGTTTTTTCTGGCTGCGGTTAGCTGCAATCCTGCGTCAGTATGGCTAAATCCATCAGCTAAATCATCAAGTAGGCTTTGTGTGGGTTTGAGGTATTTGATGCCGTAGCCTTTTATTACATTTTCCATAGCGGTGACTGTGGCTTGGATTTCTTTGCTTCGCTCTAGTGCTGTATAAGCATCGCCAGCGATGCTTGTCGCGTTGTTTTGCGCTCTTAGTGTGATTTCTGCTGCTTGGTTATTGGCAGCGTTAAGCGCTTGATCTGCTTTGTTGCGAAGTTCGGCTGCGTTAGTTCTAGCTGTTTTTAGTATTTGTTCTGCGTTTTCTTTTGCCGAATTGGCTATGGTTTCTGATTCGGTACGCGCACTGTTAAGTAGTGCGTTTGCCTTGTTTCTAAGTTCTGTAGCTTTGATGTTTGCATTTTGAATAGTGCTTTCTGCTGCTGATTTAGCGCTATTTTCAATGTTTTGTGCATGTGTTTTGTTTCTGTCGATGATTGCTTGCGATTCAGTTATTTTCTTTTTTATTTCTTCGTCGATGTCAGCGATGGATTGGTATTTACTAAGTTTCTCGATATTTGACTTTAGGTCATCATTCTCTGCGTTTAGTATTTTATTTTTTGATTCAGCTTCTTTGATAGCTAGTTCTTGTATCGACTTTAATTCTTCTTCTCTTAATTTGGCGAGTTTGATGTTTGTTTGATGGGATTTTTTTTCTTTAATGTATAGAAAAAGTAAAACAATAAGTGGGATTAATAATAAAGGTTCCATAAGTGTTTTCTCTTTGTTTATTTGGTTTAGGTAAATTAATTGGTAAGCGTCTTGAAATTTACAGGAATGGCATACAAAAGAAAACCCGCCGAAGCGGGTTGTGGTTTGTTCTTGGTTTATACGTGTATTGGGGGTTATTTGTTCGCGTTCTGTTCGATTTGACGAATTGCTTCGTTGTCGTCTGGGGCGATGATGCTGTTGACGCCGATCGAGAGTAGCGATTCGATCAATTTAGCGGTAGCGGCTTCAGCGTAGACGAGGTCTTCGTTGACCATGCAGACGGTGAGCGGTTCATCGTCAGTCTGTTGTTTTCTCAATTCTACGGCGGTGTTGATGGCGCTTTGTGGGGTGCCGTCGGTGACGATGCCAAATAGGCCAAGCCCTTCGAGGCGAATGATCTCATTGTGTGGCGCATCGTTAATGATGGTGATATGCCGGGCTAATCGTTTGCTGATTTCGATGAGCATTTGCGATTTGGCCGATGATGGGTTGTTGAGTTCGCCGCCGAGTTGTTCTTGTTTGGCAAGGCCGTGGTGAAAGCTGGTGCAGGCTTCGTAGAGCGAGTTGACGGCGCTGCTGATGTCGGGAAAACGGCAGGGCATGGGTTCACCAAAGATCAGGCTATTGGGAAACGGGCTTTGGGTATCGCCTCGGGAGAGGGTTTCTTCGAGTATTTCGAGTTGGAATGTCCAGCTTTCGAGCGTCTCGGTGTTGTAGAGATCGGCAAGGGCGAGCGGGGGCATGATTTTCCAGACGAGTTGCGGGACTGGAGTTTCAATTTTTAATATGACGCCGAGTGCGCCTTGCTCGGCAGTGCCCCAGTGGCCGCGTAGATAAACAGGCCAGAAATGACCGGTGATGCCTTCGGGCATGATGCTGTCGGGGTTAATTTTTTGGGCGATGCGTTGTTCAAATTCGGGGGTCATGGTGCGGATTCCATCGCGTGCGCGCTAGATTTAGTCGTGGGCGAATGAATTTAATGGCGGCGAGCGCGGCTTGGTCGGTGAGCATAAATTGTAACCATTCGAGTAGTTCTTCTATGGATGATAGCTGCTGTGGCAGTTTGGCGCACGCTGCTTGGACTTGTTGCTGGTGATGCTCGCTGGCGATGCCCCATGAATTGGTGAATCCGGCAAGGTGGGCGAGGTGGTTATGCGTACAGGTGAGCCGCTTTAGGCTGGGTATGGTCCAGTATTCGCCACCGAGTAGATCGCCGCCGTCGATGGCGGCGTAGCGGCCAACGCCGAGGCGGGTAGTCGGTGTGGCGCTGTTGAGGCAGAGCATTTCATTAATGCCGATGATTAATGCTAGGTCTGGCCATGCATTTAGGTCGCGCATGAGTGCGGCACTGTGAGTGGTGGATAGTGACTCAGGGCTGCTGTTGGGGATTTCTTGCAGTGCCCAACAGGTGTGCAGCTCGTGCCAGTGATGATCTGGCCAAAGCTGGCTGAGTGTGGCGCGAGGCAACTGAATCAGCCACGCTGCGTCTGAGGGTTGGCAGTCGGCGTAGGCTTGTATCATCCAGTAGGCTAACTGATTGGCAAGTCCTTTACTGGTGTGAGGGTGTGCGAATAGATAGACGCGCCGCTGTACGCCAGTCTCGTCGTAGATGATACAGAGCACACATTTTGATTTAAAACCGGTGAGTTTACGAATCGGGGCGGCAAAGTTGTGGTGGTGTAGAACAGGAATGCTCAAGCGGAAAGCCTTGTTATTAAGTAGTAAACCGCTGCCGCGTCGTCGCGGGGTAGCGGGTTTGTTTGGAGCATGGCGAGTATTTGTTGATTGTGGTCGATTTCTGACGATTGATTGTATTGACCGTTTTGGTCGTGTGCAATCGGGGGCGGCAGCGATAGGCTGCCATTATTTAGATTGAGTGCGGTTTCGATGTGTTTTGCGAGGCGTGCGCCGATGTTTCTGCGACCGCTGAGCAGATGCCCGACTTGATCAAGCTCGCGATAGATTGCGTTGGCAAAGGCGGTTTGACTTGGATAGGTGGCGGCGAGCCTCTTGAGGTTGAGTCGCCGAATTTCGCTGGTTTCCATGACCGCGTAAGTTATTTACTTACGTTCAATTTTGGAATGTGCATTTTGGTCAACCTGACCAGCGGTTATGCTGACTTTTTAGGGGCGTTTTTTTGGCCTAGTTGGCTGATTTTTTCGCTGATGTCGTTGACTTCTTGGGCGCACTCTTCACTTGGCCGCGTGGCGTCGGTTGGAAATTGGCTGGGTGCTGTACCTGGTGCGGGCTGGTCGATGGTTGTTTTTTGGCTGATCGCATCGATAAAGGTGCTGAGTGCCGCGATTTCTTTTGGTGTGATGTTTTGATCTAAATCGAGTCTGATGAGTCGTTCAATCAACGGCATAACCGCTGGGCTGGCGATTGGTTTTGTTGTGTCCGCGCTATACATTTGACCTTCACCACTCGCTAGCCATAGCGGGGAGACGCCCATTGCATTCGCCGCTCGGATGCATGTCGCCGCGTCCAAATTCTTAACAAGACCACTCCGCCATTGCGATACCGCACTGGCTGTCACTTTGGCTGCGTTTGCTAATGGCGCGGATTTAATCCCGCTGGCCTGCATTGCCGCTTTGATGCGTTCAGATAGAAGACTCATGTTTAGTAGGCTAAAGCAAAGCAGATTAAGTGTGCTTGCTTTTTGAATGTTTAGCATGCTAAAGTAATCCTATGGATACGAATAAAGCAATCGAGCTGTATGGATCGCCCTCCGCGCTGGCAAAAGCCCTCGGAGTGACGGCCGGTGCTGTGAGCCAATGGATTACCAAGGGTTCAGTTCCGCCGATGCGTGTTTATCAATTGCAAGTATTAAGGCCTGAAGCGTTCGCTTCTAACAATTACTCCTCCAACAACGCTCCCCAGTGATGTTGGTTTCTGACTCCCCCAAAGAGTCAGCTTTTTATTGCAGTTCCCAAGCTCAATCGTAGCTTGGGTGGTTTGGGTAAAAGGATAATTCTACGAACGGCGTTATCCATCGTTAAAAAAGGAAAGTCGTGATGAACAATGCTGAGGCTGCTAATCATTATCGCCGATTCGTTGAGGCGATTCAGGAATGCGTTCAGGCGGCGGGTGTGCGTCGTTTGAGTGTGGCGTTGGATCGTGCAGAGCCAAGTATCTACGGCATGGCTAATCCTAATTTACCTGAGAAACAATTGAATGCTTTGCAGTTGGCTGAGGTGGTGAGCTTGAGCCAGTCTCCCGCGATTGCTAGCGCCTTGGCGGCTTTGACCGGGCATGTGGTGATTGAGTCGCGTTTATTGGCGTCTGATTTGATTTTTAATAGTCCTGCTGATTTGGCGGTGCAGGTGATGCGTCGGCAGTTGGGGGATAGTTCGGTGGTGGCAGGGCAGCTGGCTGCTGCGTTTAATGATTTGGTGATTACTCGGTCTGAGGCTGATGATCTTGAGGCGTCGATTGCTGATGCAATTAAGGGGCTGAACGCGATCCGCGCCACGCTGGCTCGGGTGGCATCATGAGTTTCCATCATGACTTATATTCAGCAGCGTATCAATCGCAGGGCTTGGGCAATAAGACGTTTACATCAGCGCGAGAAGAAGGCCGCAGCACATCAAGTGTGCGCGGCTTTGTTGTTGATGCTGGCTACGAAGGGCTAACGGTGGCCGATGATTTTTCAATAGCTCTTATGGAGCAAGGAGGGTGCGATGGAATTATTTATGCAAGAGTGGGCGGCTCGCAAGTTGTTTACGATGCTGGATACTGCGGAGGTGCTTGTTTGGTCTGGAACGAATCCGCCCCAACTGCTAGATCAAGTAGCATCGTCTTCGCAAACGGCTCAATAACAGGCATGTTGGCGAATGCTTGCAAGTGGGCGGCAAGGTCTGTGCCGTTGACTGCATTGGCTTGGACTAAGGATGCAACTAAGCCCCGTAATACTTGTTGCATGGTGTTGAGTTGGTCAAGCTGGTCTTGTGTCATGGTAGGTCTCGTGGTGGTGTTGGGTCGCATCATTCTAGCATGCAGCCCCCGCCTCCCCGTTGAAGGGTGGGGCGGCATCTTGATGGCGCGTTCACTGCGGGTGAACACCATCAGCGAAAACTTACAACAATGCACCGGACAAAAGGTACTCCCTGAGCTTTCCCCTCTGCGGGTAATTCGGACCCCATGTTTTGGCATGTGGAAAGGCTTGAAACATAGTGAACGCGTTGCCGCACACTTTGTAAGTTACAAGGGGTGCGTTGCGTGAACTCACTATCAAATTACGATGACGTATTCAATCAGCTGCAAGCGTTTGGCTTAGATATCACTTCGCTTGATTACAGCGGCAAAATGAAACGCTGCAAAATGGTCAATGGCGATCGCGAGTCACGCGGTTGGTACATTTTGTACGAAGTGCCAAAAACCGATGGCACTGGCTCATTTATCACTGGATCGTTTGGTGTTTGGCAAGGTGCCGATAATAACGCGCAAAAAGTATCGCTCGCCAAAGGTGTGACGCTCTCAAGTGAACAGGCCGAGGCGATCAAAGCGCGTGCGGCGGCTGACAAAAAGAAACAAGACACCGCGCTGCGCTTCAAAAATGAGAAAGCCGCTAAAGAAGCTAACGTCTATTGGAAAAAATTATCAACTGACGGTGAGTTCGAGTACCTCACTCGCAAGCAAGTCGGCGCCAATGGTGGACGCTTTAGCCCTCGGGGCAACTTTGCCATTCCATTGCAAGACGAAAAAGGCGCGATCCACGGCTTGCAAATCATTTATTGCGCTGCGGACAAAGCCAAAAAAGGCCGTGACAAAGATTTTTTCCCGCAAGGACTCGCTAAGAAAGGCCATTTTTACCAAATCGGCACGCCAACGTGGATCGTATTTATTGCTGAAGGTTTCGCCACCGCCGCCAGTATTCATGAAGCAACGGGTTTACCTGTCGTCGTCGCCTTTGACGCTGGCAATCTACAGCCAGTCGCGCAGGCCATCGCCAAAAAATACCCCAAAGCCAAAATCGTGATTGCTTGTGATGATGACTATCTCAAGAAATGCCCTAAGTGCAAAAAATATCACCTAGCTGATGTCGCTGAATGTGAATGCGGTCAAAAAATGCCAAATGGCAATCCGGGTGTCACCATGGGCAAACTGGCCGCGCTCGCAGTCAGCGGCACCGTTGTCATTCCAAAATTTAACGACGAACGCCCGATAGACAAAAAAGGCCCAACTGATTTTAACGACATCGCGGTGCTCGAAGGCCCACGCGTCGTCGAAGCACAAATCGCCGACCACCTCACGGCAATGGGTTTGCAGCCAGTCGCGCCCCGCGCGGTGGCGACAACACAAGGGGGAGGGGTTGCAAATGCATTAGTGATTGATGACGCCGAAATGATGTTTGGTCGTTTTAGTTTGGTCTACAACGGCGGCTCTGTGGCATTTGATCATGACCATCATTTATTGGTGCCGCTTGGCGATGTTCGTGATGCATGTACCGATAAAAACTTCGTGCGTATATGGCAGGCCGATGCAAAACGCCGCCGCATCGTCAAAATTGAAGAAGTCGGCTTTGATCCCACCGAGCAAGACCCAAAAATAAAATGCAATCTATGGGCTGGCTGGCCAACTAGTCCAGAGCAGGGTGATTGCAGTGAATTGCTCGATCTACTGTATTACCTGGTGAGCAATGAAGACGATAAAAAAGAAGAGCTCTATCAATGGGTTTTAAAGTGGCTCGCCTATCCGATTCAAAATCACGGCGCAAAAATGGAAACAGCGCTGGTATTTCATGGCCCACAAGGCACAGGTAAAAACCTATTTTTTGAAACCATTATGCGGCTGTACGGTGAATACGGCGCAATCATCGACCAATCAGCCCTAGAAGATAAACATAACGACTGGGCCAGTCGTAAATTATTTGTCGTTGCCGATGAAGTTATCGCTCGCCAAGAAATGCACCATATCAAAAATAAACTCAAAGCCATCGTCACCGGCAAGAAAATCCGCATTAACCCAAAAAACATCAAAGCCTACTGGGAATCAAATCACTGCAACGTGGTATTTCTATCCAATGAAGCGCAGCCATTAGTGCTAGAGCGTGATGACCGGCGCTACGTGGTGATTTGGACGCCGCCTAAAGAAGAGAAAAAATTCTACAACGCAATCCGATCCTCGCTCGACAACGGCGGACTCGCAGCGCTGCATTACCACCTATTACATCATGTCAATCTGGATGGTTTCACACCAGAAACCTACCCACCGATGACAGCAGCTAAAGCCGAACTGATCAACACCAGCATGGACTCGTGGGAGCAATTTGCTCGTGAGTGGGCCGCAGGTCAATTGTCATCCAGCCTGATTTTTCATCCGGATGAAAACGGGTCCCCCGTCATGGCTGCCGATATCGAAACCCTTTTTCAGCTCTACCGCAAATGGGCAGATCGTAATGGCTGCCGATACGTTGAACAAAAAAATCAATTCCTCACCAAAATTTCGCGCTTACCCAATTTTATGAAGCGTGTAGCCCAGCATGTGCAACTCGGCTTAAAAAAATCACAACTCACCATCGTATACCCACCCAATCACACGCTGCCGCCAAGCAATACCACCATGTCGGCATGGAATTCACAACAAGTTGAACGTTTTATTGAGTGCATCAGCGCAGTAAAGCGAGTTTTTGATGATTGATGTTAGACCTGTTAGCCACTTGGTTAGCCATAAAAAACCACGCAAACCCGCGTATTCATTAGCTTTGTTAGATAAGTTAGACCAGTTAGACACCCGCGCACGTATACGCACACGCGAACACATTAATGATTGTGTTAATTTTATTAATCTCACATACACATAGCCTATCTAACACATCTAACGTGCCTAACATCATTATATAAAACAATGAGTTAGGCTAAAAAAATACGCTAACAAGGTGCTTAACATGTCTAACATTGCAAAAAATAGCCAAAAATCAAATCTGCGTGAAGCCATGCCCGTCACCACTGCTTTTATTGATGCCCTACGCGCCGCATTTGGTGCCGATGCCATCAACCCCAGCATCAAGTCGGGCATCAACGGCCAGCCGACGTTTTACGCCTCAGAAAACGGCATAGAAGTCGGCACCAAGGCCAAAAAGGTACAAGCATGAAAGTCACAATCACAGTCGATCAAGGCGCAATCAAAGCGCTGGGCGCTAATCTAGGCCGCAAAGTGCAACGCAGCACTGCGATTGCACTCACCAAGACCGCCTGGCAAACCAAGGCCGATGTTGTCGAGCAAATGAAAAGCAAAATCGACCGCCCTACGACGTTCACTTTGAATAGCCTAGTGGTGCGTCCTGCAAAATATGATCGCGGTAGCATGACCGCAAAAGTAGAGGCCAAAGACTGGCAAGAAAAATACCTACGCAATATTGTCAGTGGTGTTGGTGAATCAAAGCGCCACCTCAAACGCTTTGAGCTGGCCTTGCAAGCCGTCAACCAAATGCCACGTGGCTGGGTTGCCGTACCCGCCAAAGAGTTTGCCCTTGATGCCTACGGCGGCATGGGGCGCGGCATCTTAATGAAAATTATCAGTCAAATCGGCACCGAGCTACTCAGTGGCTACCAAAACAAATCAACCGACGCAAAAGTAAAAGCACGTAATCAAAAGCGCAACGGCACGTTCTTTGCCATGCAGCCCGGTAATCGCGAAGGCCTGCCACCTGGCGTTTATCAGCGTCGCCGATTTGGCAGCGGCTGGGGCTCGCGCATGGTGCTGGCCTATGTAAAACAAGCGCGATACAAGCCGCAAATCGATCTGGAAAAAATCGCAGAAAAAGCTGTTTCCGAACATTTTCAAACCGAATTTATCAAGGCGCTGCAATCATGACCCAACTCGTCACCCAAGCCGAATTCGCTCGCATGACCGGCTATGCCAAAAGCTATATCACCAAGCTCAAGCAAGCGGGGCGGCTCGTGATCATCGATGACAAAGTTGATGTCGCCGCCAGTCAAGCGCGCATTGCAGCAACCGATGGTGCCGCGCGGCCCGATGTGAGTGATCGCCACGCACAACATCGCGAAGGTATCGAAACAGAAGGCATGCCCGATGATATCCCCAGCGATATACCCAGCAAGGCCGCATCAGAAGCCAAAACCGCCCACTTCAAAGCCATGCAGTCAGAAGCCGACTATCGCTTGCGGATTGGTGAGCTGGTCGAAGCCAGCGAAGTGAGCCACGCCGTGGCCGATATCTCCATTTCTTTTCGCCAAGCACTGGAAAACCTACCCGCACGCATCGCCAGCGAGCTGGTCGGCAAGGACTTAGACAGCATCCGCGCCACGCTAAAAACCGAAATCCACGCCGCGCTATCCGAAATGGAGCGCAATTTTGATAAGAAGTTGAAGGAGATGAGTGATGACTGATCGTGAGTTATTAGATTCGGCGGCAAAGGCGGCTGGTATTGGGCCTTTGGATTGGGATTATCCTGCTTTAGAAGGGCATGGCATGTTTTTTGGGCCTAGGCTCCAAAGGCCAAAAGGTGTTGTGATGGCTGCAATGAATAAGTATTGGAATCCGCTAGCAGATGACGGAGACGCACTGAGCTTGGCAGTACATTTGCGAATGCTGGTCGATGCCGATGATTTGTCTGTGAATGGGATGTATTTTGAGTCTGGTGATGATCGTTTTGCCGCCGTGCGACGTGCAATTGTTGCTTGTGCAGCAGCAAAGGCCTAAGCATGCAAACCGCCAACGCCTTTAACCTTGCCTACCGCGCTGCGCGTCGTGCGGTTCGCCCTAAGCAATTTATTACCGTCTCTGAATGGGCAGATCAAAACCGCAAACTGTCCAGCGAGGGCAGTGCTGAGCATGGTGAGTGGAAAACCAGCCGCACGCCATATTTGCGCGAGATCATGGACGCACTGTCTGAAGACAGTCCTGTGCGCGAAGTCTGGTTTCAAAAGTCATCCCAAGTCGGGGGTACCGAGGCGGGATCGAACTGGCTGGGCTACATCATGGCACACGCCAAAGGCCCAGTCGGGGTCATCATGCCGACTGAAAAAGCCTTAAAAGACTGGTTTAGTCAAAAGTTCGACCCAATGGCCGAGCAAACCCCCGCTGTTCGTGACGTACTGGCCAGTCGAAGCAATAAGGGTGGCGATAATAGTGCCGAGCGTAAAAAATTCGTTGGCGGTATTTTATATGCCAAAACGGCCGGCTCAACGACTGACCTAAAATCGACCTCGCTACGCTATGCACTGGCTGATGAAGTTGATGAATATGACTGGTCTACATTGCAAGGTGATCCAGTTGAATTGCTTAAAGTGCGGCTCACCACGTTTCATGACCGCAAAATGTTCGGCGTATCGAGCCCAACGATCAAAGACGCAAGCAAAATCGAAGAAAAATTCGAGGGCGGCGATCAACGCCGCTATATGCTGGCCTGCCCACATTGCGGCGAACGCCAGTATTTACGCTGGGGCCAAGTGCAGTGGCGTCGTCTTGGAGAATACGTGCGGCAAGCCTGGTATGTTTGCGAACACAATGGCTGCATTATCGAAGAGCACGAAAAAACCGCCATGCTCGCCGGTGGTGTGTGGCAAGCGCACAATCCATCAGCCCCGTATCGCAGCTACCATATTAACGCCATCTATTCGCCCGTCGGCCTTGGCCTGTCTTGGGTTGAGCTCGCTAACGAATGGATCGCCGCGCAAGGCCTGCCCGAGAAACTGATGGTGTTTATGAATACCCGCCTCGGTGAAACATGGGCTGATCGCAGTCACGATCTTAAACCGAATACCTTGCTCGCTCGCGCTGAGCCTTACGACTTACGCACCATCCCGATTGGCTGCGTGGCACTCACTGCCGGCGTCGATACCCAAGATGATCGCTTAGAAATCCAAATTCGTGGCTGGGGCCGAGATAGCAAATCGTGGGTGATTGATTACCATATTCTGTATGGCAATCCAGCAGAAGAAAGCCTTTGGGATTCGCTCGCTGAATACCTTAACGGCGCGGAATTCGTTAATGCTTGGGGCAAAATCATGCGCCTCGAAGCATCGGCCATCGATACCGGTGGTCATCACACCCACATGGTGTATCAATTCGTGCGCTCACAGCGTGTGCGCCGCCCCATGGCCATCAAGGGCGCCAATACCACCGGCCGCGCCATTTTAAGTAAACCGACTCAGCAAGATGTGAACTGGAAAGGGCAAACCATTAAAAAAGGCGTGCAACTCTATACCGTCGGTGGCGATACCGCCAAGCACTGGCTGTATGCGCGATTAAATGCCGATACCGATAAACCCGCAGATGCGCGGTTAGAGCATTTCAGCCATGAGCTCGAAGCCAAATGGTACGACGGCCTAGTGTCCGAAGCCTTTAACCCGAAAAAGAATCGCTGGGAAATCAAAAAAGGCAAACGCAATGAGCCGCTCGATACCGCAGTCTATGCACTCGCGGCCAGTCATCACCCTGAGCTGCACATTCACAAATGGAAGCAGTTCGATTGGGATAAACGCGAAGCCATGCTGCAGCCGGCACACGTTGTTCCGGTCGAAGTGCCGCTGGATAAGCCCGATCCTGCTGCTGCACTCATTGCACCGCTCGCACCTTTGCCGCCTGCCAAGCCCAAGCAGCAACAACGCCCACGCCGCCAAGGGGGCTATGCTAAAAATTGGTAAGAAAAAAAGTTACTTTGTTGACACCGATTGTTATTTATTTATCAGAAATATCGAGTAAAATAAGTCAATAAAACAAAGTCTTGCCGTGTGGGATTGGACAAGACTAAGGAGTCTCTGGGGAATTACGGAGACGGGAATGCTGCTTATTAATGTAGACGCGCAATTAACCGCTTTGGCACAACTTAAAGAGCTCGAAGTTGAAGGTTCAGGTGGGTTTGCTCAAGCAAAGTACGGCGAAGTGAGCGGTGGTGGTCGTAAAGGTGCAATGCTGCCCAGTGGCTTGTATTACCAAGTCACCGTTAAAGGGCGTGATGATCGGGATTACACCTTTGATCGTAAAGATTTGGATTTAACCTTAAAACTGATTTTAGCGCTCCCTAATCCACAAGATCGGGAAGTGCTGGAACTGGTTTATTTGCGCTACGGCACAATGGTTGAAAAAGCAAAATTTATGGGGGTATCAAAGCAAACATTAAATTATCGCTGGCATTGCGCCGTTCAGCGGTTTGGCTTTCACTGGCAAGAACTCAAGCAAAGCCTACGTTTGCCACAAGGTACGGGTGTTATGGGTCGCTTTAAATCGGATTTGGCGGCAAATAATTAACAAAAAAACTTGACACTAATTTTTACCATCATCTATAGTGGTGCTACAGTGAACAAAGTTGCGTTCAGGTAGTTTAAAGAAAGCCCCTAGCAGAAATGCAGGGGCTTTTTTGCGTCCACTCGTTTGTTTTTGATCTGCAAAGGCCAGTGTTTTGGGTTTCAAGGCTCCCCAAGCCCCGCTCCCCAAGCGGCATTCCCAACTCAAAACACTGTCCTTTGCATGTCTGTGCAACCCAACCCTGATGCGCTGAGCACTTCGGTGCAACATGCCCAGGGCACGGCGGATTACCCCCGCCGTCCTCATTCTTTTCGCCTCGAAGGAGGTGATCCATTCAACCCGCCACTGTATCGCAGTTGGCGGGTTTTTTTATGCCCGGAGAATCGCCATGCGCCATGCGCCAATTCGCTTACTCGCTGCTTTGGCTGCCATTGCTTTTGCCAATGCCCCCCATGTGAATCTGCCGGTGGTGTCAGGCCATGATCGCCCCTTGCTCGCTACGGGTCGCGGTACCGCCAAGGTCAAACGCGCAGCGGCCAAGGTTCGCAATAAAAAACATCGCAACAAGGCAAAACACCATGGCTGACCCAATCCCCAGTGTGGACTTAGTGTTTGCACGAGACGCCCTCGCTGCCGCGCGCGCTGCTTATTTAAGCTATCAGCAAGGCGGTAATGCTGTTGTTCAGGAATATCGGATTGGGGGTGGTGGCGGTGCCGATCGCTCGATGAAATATCGCGATGGCGCAGATTTTCTCAAGCAGATCACCCACTGGCAAAAAGAAGTGAGAACTTTGGAAGCAGCAGAGGGCTTTAAACCTCGGACTGCTCAAATTAAGGTGCGCTTTTAATGTTCGACTGGATAAAAAAAACCTTTGGCTTGCGCAGTATGCCGCCTCCTGCGGCAAAGCGACTTTTTGCTGCCGCCAATACTGGGCGGTTAACCGCCAGTTGGGGCACCACACCCACCACCATTAACCAAGATTTACAGCGTGGCCTGCGCCAATTGCGCGCTCGCTCGCGCGATCTCGCACGCAATAACGACTACGCCCGTAATTTTGTACGGCTCTGTGTGCGAAATATCGTCGGGCCAGAAGGCTTTGGGCTGCAAGTACAAGCCGCCAGACCGGATGGCAAGATTGACACTGTCGATTCAAAAACCATTGCCGATGCATTTTGGCTCTGGGCCAAACGTGGCCAGTGTGACGTGACAGGCCAACACAGCTTACTCACGCTGCAGCGTTTAATTATTGAAACGCTGGTCAAAGATGGTGAGTGCTTAATTCGCCGTGTTAAAGGCAAGGGCGATTTCGGTTATCAGCTGCAAATGCTCGACGTAGGCTTGCTCGATGAAACGCTCAACACCGAAGCCGCTAGCGGCAATCGTATCGTGATGGGGGTTGAGCTCGATGAATGGGATAAGCCAGTGGCCTATCACATCAAACAAGCCAACCGCCTTGCGGGAGAACGCTTGCGAGTTTTAGCTGATGAAATCTGGCACTTGTTCTTACCCCTTGAAATCGGTCAACAACGCGGCGTGCCGTGGATGACCACCGGCATGATTCGCATGAATATGCTCGGGGGCTATGAAGAAGCCGCCGTCACGGCGGCGCGAGTCGGCGCGGCCAAAATGGGCTTTTTCACCCAAGACGAAACCAGCTCAGGCGGTGCCGCGCTCGGTGAGTACGAAGATGCCGCCCAAGCGGTGATTACCGACGCTGAGCCAGGGACGTTCGAGACCTTGCCCGTCGGCATGAAGTTTGAATCGTTCAATCCCGATTATCCGCATGCGCTGTATGGCGAATTCACTAAAGCGTGTTTACGCGGCATGGCAGCGGGCATGGGCGTTTCATACAACGGGCTCACTGGTGACTTGGAAAACGTCAATTACAGCTCGATTCGTGCCGGTTTACTCGATGAACGTGATGAATGGATGGCGCTGCAAAGCTGGTTAATCGATGTGTTTTTGGCGCCCATGTATTCCGAATGGTTGCCATTAGCGATTTTGTCGGGCCAGTTGGCCTTACCGATGAGCAAGTTAGCTAAATTTGACGCCGCTCGCTGGCAAGGTCGCCGCTGGCAGTGGGTTGACCCTAAGAAAGATATGGAAGCCAGCATTCTGGCTATCGAGAATGGTTTATCAACGTGGAGTGATGTGCTTACAAGCCTTGGGATTGATCCTGAAGAATTTAAGCAACGATTCCAGCGGGATATTAATGAATTCGGGCCACTCATTAAGCAAATGAAGGCGTTTTCTGGTGGAGTACAAGATGCAGTGGGGGGGGGCGACACACTGAAGTCGATGGCTGACACCTATGGGGTGTTGGTTCGTGCTGGGGCGGTAACGCCGCAAACAGGGGACGAGGAATTCATGCGTTCAGCGACAGGACTCCCTGCTGCGAGCGCTGAAGTTAAAACGGCTTGGCAAGATGTTGGCGGCGTAAGGCGTCCAGTTACCCTGGCTGTTGAGACGCCACCGCCACCCCCCGAAAAAACTGAATCTTAAACCACGCCCGCTGATGCGGGCGTTTTGACGTCTGGAGGTGCAGATGGCGAATAAAAAGCCAAACATTGCCCACCGCGCTTTTAGCGTGGTGCGCGATGCGATTGATACCGAGGCTCGCACCGTCGAGCTGGCATTTTCAAGTGAAGAACCATACGAGCGCTGGTGGGGCGTCGAGATTTTGGACCATAAGCCCGAATCCATTCGCATGGGACGGCTCAATAACGCCGCGCCGCTGCTGATGGATCACAACCTGCGCGATCAAGTTGGCGTCGTGGAGTCGGTGCGATTAGACAACAGCACTGGCCGCGCCACAGTGCGCTTTGGCCAGTCGCCGCGAGCGACTGAAATCTGGCAAGACATCGTCGATGGCATCCGCAGCAAGGTGTCAGTCGGCTACCTCATCAACGCTTATCAATTGGAATCCAAATCGGGCGAAATCGAAACCTATCGCGTCACCGATTGGGAGCCTTACGAAATTTCCATTGTGTCTGTCCCGGCCGACGACACCGTGGGGGTCGGTCGCAGTGCCGACGAATTCGATCCGCGCCCGCTGGCTGCAGAACGTGTGATCGAAACGGTGGCAACACCACAACCCGAAGTAAAAACCGACCTTATTAATTCAGTGGAGCAAAAACAAATGGAAGTAATCGTAGATCCAAACGCGGTACTGACCGCAGAGCGTAACCGCGTTGCTGAAATCAACGCGATTGCCAAGCAATTTGGCCATGCTGCTAGCGCGACCAAAGCCATTGCTGAAGGTTTGGGGGTGAATGACTATCGCGCCCTCGTGATGGATGACCTTGCCAAGCAAAAAGGGTCTGGTGTCGTACGCGCCTCAGAAAACGACGTGCAAACGGGCTTGAGTGATGCAGAAGCGGCGAGCTTTAGCTTCCGTAAATTGATTTGCAGCCTGTCTGATCCAACCATGGCCAAAGAGGCAGCCTTTGAATTAGAAGCTTGCCGCGCAGCAGCGCAAACCCGCAGCTCAATTGCCAAAGGCTCGGGGGCGCAGGTAAGCATTCCGCATGAAGTCATTATGCGCCAATTGGTTCGCCCAGCGATGAAGCGTGATTTGCTCGTCGGCACGCTGACAGCGGGTGGCCATACTGTACAGACTGATTTACAGCACGGCTCTTTTGTTGATTTGCTGGTCAATCAAATGGTGCTTGAACAGCTCGGCATTACCCGCATGACGGGCTTGGTCGGCAATGTGGCGATTCCACGGCAAACTGGCGGTGCCGCATGCTATTGGGTGGCTGAAAATGGCGCACCGACTGAGACGCAAGCCGCGTTTGATCAGGTCGCACTCACACCGAAAACCATCGCTGCATTTACCGAGGTATCACGCTTACTGCTAAAACAAAGTTCGCTAGACGTTGAAGCTTTTATTCAAATGGACTTGCAACGCAGCATGGCGCTGGGCTTGGATTTTGCAGCAATCAATGGTTCGGCAACGGGTAATCAGCCGCGCGGCATCTTGGCTACAGCAGGGATTGGTTCAGTCGCGGGTGGTGCGAACGGTTTGGCGCCAACTTGGGACAATATCGTTGATCTCGAATCAGCCATTGCCAATCTGAATGCCGGCAACGGCGCGTACTTAACCAACACCAAAGTGCGCGGCCGCTTAAAGAAAACCCAGCAATTCTCGGGTACCAACGGCACATCGATTTGGGACGTGATCGCGGGTAATGTCGCAGTATCAAATCAAGTGCCAAGTAACCTGACTAAAGGCACATCGAGCGGCGTGTGCTCGGCATTGATTTACGGCAATTGGGCTGACTTGCTGATGGGCCTGTGGGGCGGTTTGGATTTGCTGGTTGATCCATACAGCAACAGCACTACCGGCGCGGTGCGTGTGACGGCATTCCAATCCGCTGATTTTACCGTGCGCCACCCTGAATCATTCTCTGCCATGGTCGATGCATTGACCTAATTGTTTAACCGAAACCCGCCGCTGTGTCGCAGTCGGCGGGTTTTTTTATGGGGTGTTGCAATGAAACTGATTGAAATTTTAGAGGCATGCCTGATTGGCGGTCAGCATCATGAAGTCGGTGAGCAAGTCGAGATTTCCGACGATGAAGCTTATGTGCTGTCTAGCTGCAAGCGCGTGCGTTATGTCGATGCAGCTGCACCGATTAACGAAACGACTGTCGACGAATCAAATCCCGAAATCAAGGACAAAGGCGAAAAATGACCGAAAACCCCGCCGCTTTCTTGGTGGATTTCGGTGTGCCGATGACCTTTGGCGCAGTCGTGAGCAAGGTGATTTTTGATGAAGTCAACGCCGCTGCGCAGTTTGGTGGTTTCGCTGGCAAAAGCATCAGCATCACGTATGACCCCGCTGATTTTGTCGGCCTCGATGTGGGCTCACACGTCACGATCAATGCGCAGCTATTTGAGGTCATGAGTCCACCCGAAGGCGATGCGCTACTGCGCGTCAATCTGCAAAAGGTAACCCCATGACCGCATTGCAACGCATCCGCGACGCGCTCGCGGTTTTAACGCAATCCACGCTGCCTGGTGTACCGGTGGTCACGACTGAAGAAGCCGCTTTTGCCAATTCAGTCACTCGTGCGGTGGTGATTCAGCCGCTCGATGCTCAGCCGGTCAGTGGTTATCCAATGGGTAATCACGCGGTTGATCAGCCGTTCTCCGTCACTTTAATCGCGCGCGGTAGTGATCCTATCGCGCTGATCGAGGCGATGGACTCCGCGTTGTTTGCCGTCATCAGCGACAGCCGCCAATTAGGCGACGCTGTGAAATGGGAATGGCTGGGTGATCGTTGGGAGCATTCGCAAATGTCGGACGCCAACTACGCCATCAAGCGCGTGATTTGGAAAGCCACGTATCTGACCGAACGCGGTCGCCGTATTTAAATTTTATTCTTAGGAGCTTCAAATGGCTGATATTTATGTACCCGCTGGATCGAAAATCTTTATTCAATCGGCAATCACTGCCGCACAAAACGTCACGGCATTAACCATTGGTAAACCGTCTGTAGCGACCGCGCAAACCACCGCGCCAGCCAACGGCGACTACATTGCATTCAGCAATATGGTTGGCCCAAGCCAGCTCAATGATGGCTTAGTCAAAGCGGCAAATATCAACGGTGCGGCAAAAACGTTTGAGCTTAAAGACCAAGATACTACCGGCTATTCGGCGTTGGTCTCGGGCCAGATGCAAATCGTTACGCTGGGTACCGAGCTGACGACCGCCAGCGAGTTCAGCTTTAGTGGTGGTGCGCAGCAGTTTGCCGAATACAAGGTGCTGTCTGAAACCACCAAACGCAAAATTCCGACCGAAACCGACGGCATCGAAACCCAAGTGAAAGTCTTATGGGACCCGATGGATCCGGTGCAGATGCGCTTGCGTCAAGCATCCGACACGCGTCAAAAATTGGCGATGAAGATCCAATACCCCAATGGACTCGAAATGCTGTTCTTTGGCTATATCGGCTTTTCGGGTACGCCCGAAGGCAGTGGCAGTGAAGTCCATACCTCAACGGTGAGTATCACGCAGGCATCAGCACCGCGTTACACCAAGTGATCATCGATTGACATCTGCTGCCGCAGTGAGTGTTTAGTTATTTTGCTGCGGTCGGCTTTTGCCAGTTTATGGCATGGCTGACGCAGCAATTTTTAAGACTCGCGCGCGGGTCTTTATTCAAATTTAAAGGATTTTCAATGTTCAAACTCACACCAAAACCGACATTCAAAGCAAAAGTTGGCCTCACGATGCCCGGTCAAGAAAAGCAAGTCGAAGTTACGATTGAATTCAAGCATCTGCCGCGCCCGCAAGTGAAAGAATTCTTTGAGACGCTGGAAGGTAAAAAAGACCACGAAGCACTTGGCGAAATCATAGTCGATTGGGCTGGTATCGTAGACGATGGAGCAGCAGTGCCGTTTGATAGTGTGGCGCTCGAAACTTTGTGCACCAATTACCCAACCGCAGCAGCCGATCTATTTGTCGGTTTCCGCAAATCGTTTTTGGAATCGCGCGCAAAAAACTAAAACAGATCGCACAGGCGATTGCTCGGCCTGCGCGATCCACCGCCCCGACACTGCCACCTGGCTTGCCGCCTGACTTGGCCGCAGAGTATCTAGCCCAAATGCCCGCCGCCACGCCGACTGAAATCGACGTCTACCCCGAAAACTGGCTGGCATATCAGGTATTTATGGCGATGGGTACCCAGTGGCGTGTGGGTCTGAACGGTAAGACCGGCTTGGATTACAACATCATACCCATGATGGAGCGGCGCTTTAAAGTCGAGCCAGATCAATCTGATGATCTATTTGAAGCGCTGCAAGTGCTCGAGGTCGAAACCCTAACCATTTGGTCGGAGCAAAACAATGGCTGACAATAATGTAACCATCAAAATCAACGCCGACGCGGGGGGCGTAGAGCGTGAAGCGCGTAAGGCATCGACTTCGATTAGCGATATGGCGCGCGGTATGGCCGGTAGCTTCACTGGTTCAGCGGCCGCTGCGGCCAATTTAAATGGCAGTTTAGGCCAAATGGCCAATTCAGCCCGTGGCGCGTTTGATATTAAAAACATCGGTCTTTTTACCGCCTCAATGGTTGCTGCCGGTGTAGCTGCCGCTGGTTTAGCAGCTAGTTTTGGCATCGGCAAATTAGTCAGCGTCGAGCGTGAATTTGGCACGCTCAATGCCCAGCTTGAAACCGCCACCGGTTCGATCGATGCCGCCAAAGCCAAGTTTGCTGAATTAGAGGGCTTGGCTGGCACACTGCCCGAGTCGCTGCAAGACGTAGTCGGCGGCTTCGTCAAACTCAAAAACTTGGGTTTAGACCCTTCGTCAAAAGCCATTGCCAGCTACGCCAATACCGCCGGTGCACTGGGTAAATCACTTAATGAAATGATTGAGGCCGTCGCTGATGCGTCAACCGGTGAATTTGAGCGCCTGAAAGAATTCGGTATTAAAGCCAGCAAGCAGGGCGATCAAGTCAAGCTGACGTTTCAAGGTGTAACCACCACGGTTAAAAATAACGCCCAAGAAATCGAAGGTTATTTACGCAAATTAGGTGACGTTACTTTTGCGGGTGGCGCCGAAAAGCGCATGAAAAGCCTAGAGGGTGAAGTCTCTAATCTTGGCGATACTTGGGATGGTGTCTTTCGTAAAATCAACGGTGCGGGCGTCGGCAGTATGCTGGCGACAGGTGTCAATGAAATCACTGAAAGCTTAAAAAGTGCGGGGGTTGAATTAGAAAGCGCGGCTTCTAGCTTTAGTGGATGGGTGCAAGACAATGCCGATTCGTTGGGCCGTGTTTGGGATCAAACCAAAGGCTTAGTGGGTGATTTGTGGGATGCGGGCAGCGCGATTGCCAGTTGGGCGGCTGAAATCAATACTGCGCTGGGTGGTGCTGATGTGATGGCATTTACCATTTTTAGTATTCGGCTCGGTATTGCTGGACTGATTGACGGTTTCAATTTAGTTAACGCGACGGTTGTCGGTATGGGTGGGGTTTTGGTCGATGCGCTGGTTGCACCGATTAATGCCGCACTGCAAGGCATCGCCAATTTAACCAGTGGTTTTGCCAAAGTTTTATCCGCCGGCGCATCAGTGGCTAGTGTCACCGGCGCAGATACCATCGCAGCTGGATTTAATAAAGCCAGTGGTGCGGTTGGTAGCTTTAGCGTCGCCACGCTGGATGTGAAAAAAACCCTCGGTGGCCTTGGCCAAAGTGCGCGTGATTACGCTGATGGTGTGGTGGATTCATTTGGGCGTGGCGATACGGCAACGCAGCGGTTAATTAATGGCAGCGATCTGGCTACCGAAGCACTTAAAAAAACCGGCAAAGCGGCTGATGATGTCACTCAGCCAATTAAAAAAACCGCCGATGCATCCGATGCCGCCGCTAAAGCGATGAAACGCGCTGCCGATGCCGCTGAAAACTTCGGTGCCTCACTCAGTAAACGCCTCGCTGAAGACGGCCTTGATGAATTCGGCAAACTACGCCTCGAGGCCGAAAAAATCGCCGCGCCGCTTAAAAATGGCGCTGTTTTGTTGGGGGCTTGGAATACGCAGATTGATCGGTTAATGAGCGCTAAGTTGGCGCGTGAAGAGATTGATCGACTCAGCAAAGCCTTTAGCGATGCGGCCAAAAGCAATGCCGAATTAGTCAATTCGGCACGCGATGAGGCCGAGCAATTTGGTTTGAGTAAAGTACAGATTGCTGAATTGACGCTGGCCAAAAAAGAATTACTCCTCGTTGAAATGCAGCGCGAAGCCAATATGGGCGCGGGTATCAACAGCATGGACAACGAGCAGCAATTGCTCAAAGACCAAATTAAGGCAATGAAAGAAGCGCTTGGCTTTCAAAAGCAATTTGAAGGCAAAGAGATCACTGCCGAATGGATTAAAAACCAAGCTGACGCCGCGCAAAAAACCCGTGACGAATGGCAAAAAACCAGTGATAGCATCAGCTCATCGATCACCGATGCACTGATGCGCGGCTTTGAAGATGGCAAAGACTTTGCCAAAAACTTCAAAGACACGCTGGTGAATATGTTCAAGACTTTGATCTTGCAGCCCACGGTTAAAATGGGGATTCAGGGTGGGCTTAGTGCGGTAGGTTTAGGTAGTTTGGCAGGCACGGCCAATGCCAGTGCTGGCGGCGTTAATTTGGGTGGCATGGATTTAAGCAGTCTCGTCACTAAAGGCATCGGCGGTATCGCGTCTTTAGTTGGCGCTTCGGCATCTGGCATCGGCGGTATTGCTGCCGGTGCTTCGGTTGCTGGGCAAGGGGCGACACTCGCCGCCTCATCAATGGGCAGCTTGGCTTCATCACTCGGTAGCGTGGCCTCAACACTGGGCACGGTAATGCCTTACGTCGGTGTGGCCATCGCGGCGTATACCATGTTTAAAAAATTTGAGGGGGGCGAAACCCGCAGCGGTACTGATTTGGCGGTGGATGCAGCAGGCAGTGTGCGTAAAATCCAAGGCCCATCGGGCGGCGATTTCACCCAAGGCGGCGCAGCCAATCAGTTGTCGGCAATGGTCAGTAACGTAAACGGCATTTTGGCAGCCACCGGTTCGCAGCTCAAAGTCGCTAGTGGCTATGGCGCGCTCGAAACCAGTAAAAATGGCAAGGGCTTTGCGTATGCCGGCGGGGTGTTATCGAATGGCGTTGGTTTTGGGAATGTTGGCGACAACGAGACGCTGCGCCAAGTTGGACGCGGTAGTAAAACCGCAGAACAAGCCGCCGCTGAATACACCACACGGATTAATGATGCAATGGTGTCGGCTATCGCCGCCTCTGATGCACCTGGCGCGGTTAAAAAAATCATTGCTAACGGCGGCGCATCCGATGCCGTGATTGCCGCGATCGGTGAGCAAGCTAATGCCGTGGCGGGGTTTGGCGCGGTGATTGGTTTACTGCCGATGGCGCAATTGTCGGCATTAACGTATGACGCTAAAGCGGGTTTGCTGGGGTTTACTGGCGGTTTAGAAAACCTGACTGGCTCGCTCAAAACGTATTACGACAACTTTTATACCGACGCTGAAAAAACCGCCAATGTCACGCGCAATATGACTGATGCGCTGAACGCTGTCGGGGTGAAATTGCCCGAGACCCGCGAGGCGTTTCGGGCGGTGGTTGAGGCGCAAGATTTAACTACCGAATCGGGGCAAAAAGCCTATGCCGCTTTGCTGGGGGTGTCGGGCGCATTTGCTGAATTACACCCGGTGATTAATGCCGTCGATGAATCGGCCACCGCCGCCGCAGCGGCGCTCGAAATGCAAAATCGGGCGGCCAAAAGTGCGGCTGAAATTGCGACTGAGCGTTTTAATTTAGAGGGCCAGTTATTGGCCGCGCAAGGTAATACCGTCGCATTGCGTGAGCGTGAATTGGCGGTGATCAGTGCCAGTAATCGCGCTATTCAAAATCAGATTTATGCCTTGCAAGATCAAAAGGCGGCAGCTGATGCGGCGATGACCGCGCTGGAAAAGTCAGCCAATGCGGAGAAATTAGCCGCAAAATCGGCGCTCGATGGGCGTTTAGGTGTGCTGAACGAGCAAAAAAATGCTGAAGTTGCGGCATTTGAAGCGCAAAAGGCGATTATTGCCGCGCAAAATTCCGCGCGATTAGACATGGCCACCGCGCAGCTCGACGCACAAAAAGCCGCTTATCAAGCACAGATCGACGGGGCTAAATCGGCATTAAGCGCTTTGAAGTCAGTGTTTAATGGGATTCAATCGGCAATTGATCGCTTAACCGGCAGTCAGCAAGACTTGGCAGATGTGCAGTATGAGCAAGCCAAGGCGGCTGTTGCTGGCGCTTTGCAGTCGGCCAAATCGGGCACGTTTACACCGAGCGATGCACTCAATCAGCAGCTCGATGTTGTGAGCCGCATTGATGCCAATCGGTTTAGTAGTGCCGCTGATTTTGCTCGCGAGCAGTTAGTGACAGCAGGGCAGTTGCGTGAGTTAGGCAGCTTGGTGGACGCCAAAATCAGTACGGCGGATCAGCAGGTGGTGTTACTTGAGCAATCGATTGCCGCGATTGAGTCGCAAGGTCGCGACATGAAGGCGGCTTTTGAAGCCAGCGCCGCCGCGCAATTCAAACAGCTAGAAACGCAGCATAAAGACAATCTGGGCAAGCTTGATACGCAAATCGGGCTGGCGCAAAACCAATATGACGCTGATATTTTTCGGCTGGATGGGATTGTCTCTGCCGCCCGCGAGCAGCTTGAAATTGCAAAAGGCACATGGACCGAAACCAAGTCACTGAATGAATCGACGCAAGCTTTTAATGCGTCGCTCGCTGCTTTGCTGGCTCAGCAAGCACAGCGTAGTGCGGCCAGTGATGCGCGGTTGGCTGAATTGGCCGCACTCAATGCCGAACTAATCAAAGAGTTGCAAGGTTTACGTAGTGATCAAGCCGCGCAAAGCCGTGCTATCGCCGAATCCACGCAAAAAACCGCCAAGGTTTTGGCGCGCTGGGATGGGGATGGTCAACCTGAAGTGAGGGCGGTATGAGTTTAAAAATTGTACAGCCGATCAATCTTAGTGATGCCGCGTTAAGCAGCAGCTCAGTACCGGAAAATGACTATCCGGTATGGGCTGCTGCCACTGCGTATATCGTCGGGCAGCGGGTGATCCGCACACAAACGCATCGGATTTATGAGCGTGTGGCCGCGGGTACCACCGCTGCTTTGCCCGAGGTGGACAAGCTCAATTGGATTGATGTTGGGCCGACTAATCGCTGGGCGATGTTTGATCAAGTCAACAGCACTAAAACTGTCAAGGCGGGGTCGATTGTGGTTGAAATCACCCCCGCCAAGGTCGTCAACACGGTGGCGCTGCTCAATGTCGAAGCCGAAACCGTACTGATTGAGTTGATTGATCTGGTCGATGGCCTGGTATATAGCCGCCAAATCCAAATGCTGGATAACGGCATTGTAACCAGCTGGTGGCAGTGGTGTTTTGCCCCCATTAAGCGCAAAAGCATGGTGATCTTAACCGACTTGCCTGCCTATGGTACCGCCAAAATTCGGCTGACCATTACCAATTCGGCAGGCAATGTCACGCTGGGTACTGCGATTGTCGGTGCGCAAGTTGAATTTGGTGAGGGCATCGAAATGGGCGCCAAAGCTGGCATTCAGGATTTCTCGCGCAAAGAGCGCGATCAGTGGGGCAATTTTGTGCTGACCGAGCGCAATTTTGCCAAGCGCGGTGTCTGGCAAATGAAGGTACTCAATACCCAAATCGACGGCCTAATGGACTATTTATCCACGCTACGCGCCAAGCCGTGTTTATGGATCGGTGCCGAACAATATAACGCCACGGTGATTTATGGCTTTTTTAAGGAGTTCGATATTGTGATCGCCTACGCCAATTTAAGTGAATGCAATTTAGAAATTGAGGGGTTAACTTAATGCCAGTTCCTGTTATTCCCGCTTTACCTCCAGCACCTTCGCGTGCCGATTCGGGCTCGGTGTTTGCAGAAAAAGCCGACGCCCATGTTGCCGCATTGGCTGGGTGGACCGCTAAAGCCAATGATCTGGGTGCTTACATCAACGCCGCAGGCGAGCAGGTCGCCACCGATGCCGCAGCGGTCGCAGCGCAAACTGATGCCGTGCAGTCTGCTGCCGCGCAAGCCAGTGCCGCCGCCGCTGCCGCGCAAGCCGCCGCTGGTTTACCGCCCACGGCGCAATTTGGTCAAGTCATCCACACCGAAGGGCAGACGAATATCATCAACGCCAGCGTGCAGCTGCAAACGGGCCGCGCGTATGAGTGCGACACCTCAGCCGCCGCTTTTAGCGTTCCCTTGCCGCTAAATCCAAATGTCGGTGACTTTGTTTGGCTGAATGATCATTTAGGTACGTTCGCAAAAAACAATTTAACTGTTTTGCGTAATGGCAAAAAAATCCAAGGCAAAAGCGAGGATTACATCATGGATCTGAATTACTTAAATAATCAGCTGACCTATATCAGCGCCAGCCACGGATGGGCGATTAAATGAGAGCTAGCGCACTATTTGGATCGGGCGGCACGCCCCGTGCATGCGGGCAATTGCCGCCATTTGGTAGCGGCCAATTCATGGTGTTTTTCAAAACCACACCATTCGTTATCCCTGCTGGCGTTTCGTCGGTTCGAGTCCGTGTTTTTGGTGCGGGTGGCGGCTCGATTGTTGGTGGCGCTGGCGGTGGTGGCGGTGGTTTCGCGATGGGCGTATTCGATGTGGTCGAGGGTGCAAGCCACACCGCGACGGTCGGGCTTGGTGTAGTGAGCGGCACAGGCGGCACATCCAGCTTTGGTGCGCTGATTTCTGCAACTGGCGGCACGGCGGGTACGGCGACGGTTGGCGGTACGGGTGGCGTGGGTATCGGCGGCGATTTTAGAGCCAATGGCGGTAAGGCTGGTAACGCAAACGGTTCAGGCGGTGGTGGTGCAGGCTCGCAATTAGGGCGTGGCGGCAATACCGGTAATGGCGTTTGCGGCGGCGGCGGTGTTTCGCCAATGGGTGATGTGGCGGCGGGGGTAAGTACTGGCGGCTCTGCGTTTGGTGGTACAGATGCACACGGTAATTACAATACTAGCAGCCCAACAATCAGTAATCTATATAACGCACCGGCTGTAAATTCAGGGTTTTTGGGTGATTTTTTAGGTGGTGGTGGTGGCAATGGCAATCAAGTAACGGGTGGTATTGGTGGTGGTGGCAGCGGCGGTATTGGCGGCTATACGCAAGGCGGATTAGGTGGCGCCTTTGGCGGTGGCGGTGGTGGCTCAGTTAATGGCTCTGCTGGTGGCATAGCCGGTGGCTGTGGCGGAAATTTTCCGTCCAAGGGCGGCGAAGGCCTAATTGTTGTGGAGTGGTGAGCATGAAAGCACTAATCGAAAATAACGCTGTTGTCGCGGCATCAAATAATCCAGACCAAGACTTTCACCCGATTCTGGCTGCTCAATTTGTCGTGGTACCTGAGTTTGTTCAGCAGGGTTGGCGGCAGATCAATGGTCAATGGTCTGAGCCGCTGGTAAACGTATTGACGTGGGATAACGCCAGTCGAGCGTATTTCCACATCGACATTGGTGCGTTTTACGACCGATTCGGTAGTCGTAAATTAGGCATTCTGTCGAGCACTGATCCGCTGGTCATGGCTGTGGTACGTGACACTAGTGTGCGCCAGTACATCGATCTTAAAAACCCTGACGTATCAGCAGGCGTAAATGCCTTGGTTTCAGTTGGCTTGTTAAATGAAGAGCAGGCCTCGGCGGTCATGAATTTAACAACCCAAGACAACGAGCGTTTTGTTAAGGGCTTGCCACAGCCTGAGTAGTTGCCATTGCAAAATCAATAGCCCGCCAAACTAATGGCGGGTTTTTTTACGCCCTTCAAAAAGGAATCGGCATGCAAGAAGAATTGAAATCGTTTTGGGAAACCCTAGCGCTACTGTTCGTTGTTGGCGCCATTGTGCCGATTGCTCGGGCACTCGCCAGTGCCGCACCGGACAACTGGCGCATGGTGCTGGGGCGTGCGGTGCTTAACGGCATTTTGAGTGTGTCGGCGCTGGTGGTGTTGTTGTGGTTTTCGCCGCCATCGCTGGCATTAGTCGGTGTGGCGTGTGCCCTGGGTACGCTGGGCCAGTCGGGCGTCGAGCATTGGGCGCGTTTATTTAGCGAAAAGCGCGGCTGGATTAAATCAAGCACCGACGATGCAGCTCAGTAAAGGAAAAATCATGTCTAGTCGTGAACTTAAAGATTTACACGCAAGTATTCGCACGCTGGCAGCGAAATTTGTGGCTGAAGCCAATGCCACTTTGCAGCAGCAAAATCCAGCGCTCGAGGTACGTTTGACTTGCACTTGGCGGCCACAGTCTGAGCAAAACGCTTTGTACGCACAGGGCAGAACTAAGCCTGGGCCAAAGGTGACGTGGGTGACGCAAAGCGCGCATAACACCGATTTACCCGACACGCCCGATGGTGATGCTGAGGCGCTCGATGTGGGCGTGTTTGAAAACGGCAAATACTTGCAAGGCAACACCGCGCGTGAGTTGGGCTTTTACCTGCGGCTCGGGCCAATTGGTGAGCGCTATGGTCTGGTATGGGGTGGGCGCTGGCAAACGCCTGATTACCCGCATTATGAGCGTAAAGAATGGCGGACTGCTAAATAATCCACAGCAGCGGTGGGTAAGCCCAGTAAATCCAAGCCAAAAAGCTTGGGTTTCTGGGCTTTGCACTGTGTTGCACAAAAAGGTATCGAACGAATGTTCAATTTAATTCCTGAAAAATACCGACTTCTAGCCCTAGGGCTATTGCTGCTGTTTTTCTTTGCCGGTGGTTTGCGACTGGGTTGGGTGCTATCGGCTAACAGTAAAGATGCGGCAGAGCTAAAAACCGTAACAAAGGTAGCAATCAAGACGGACAAAAAACAGGCGTCAGCAACTAAAGCGGCGGTGGCCAACGCCAGCGCTATCGAGCAAACGCGAGTCATTTACAAAACAATCACTAAAGAGGTGGTGAAATATGCGCAATCTAAAAATGCGGCCGATTCGAGTAAAACAATGGCTAGTGGTGTGTGCGATCAGCGTTTGGATGCTGAGTGGGTGCGCATCCACGACCTTGCTGCACGTCCCGACATCGCCGCCAGCGCACCTAATGAATTATCCGAGCCAGTTGGAAAAGCTGACGCCCTCGGCGTCATCGCCAGAAACTACGAAACTTGTCAGCAATGGCGAAACGAGATAATCGGCTGGCAAAGTTGGTGGTCAAGTCAAACAGAGCCGCAATCTGGCAATTAACCGTACAAGTTACGGTTTTATTTTACATAAAGGTGGCGTGTATTACTGCGCCGCTGTAATTAGACAAAGGGTTTGATATGACTCAAAAGCTCACCGCCGCGCAAACTCGCGCGATTACGTTTTGGAATAATCTCGAAAAGTACCCCTTAATCGGCGATGTGGCCACAGCGTTGGGTGTATCACGTCAGGCGCTGGAAGCGATTCGTTTACGCATTCGCGCCGTTGACCCCAAGGCTTTAATTGATCGACCGCGTGTGGCGCCACAAAAAAAGCTTGAAGCGGTGAATGATCCAATAGCACCGGTTGCGCCGGCTGCACCGATTGTGCCGGGTGCGACGGTTGATGCGGAAGTGCGCACGCTGCGCGCCCAAATCAAAGCCATGCAGACCGAAACGCTCGACGCCGATTTTATCAAGCGGCAAATCGTCAAGCTGGCTGAAACCAGTATCGAGCCGCCGAACTGGCTAGTGAATGCGCCGCAAGAAGAAGGCTCTTTGGGTGTGCCGACGCTATTCGCGAGTGATTGGCACTGGGCAGAAGTCGTTGATCCCCGCCAGATTAACGGCTGCAACGAATACAACCTCGAGATCGCCCATCGCCGCGCTAAAGCGCTGATCGATAAAACCATTGGCCTGCTGCGTAACGAGTTCACGCGGCCTTGTCATCAGGGTATTGTCTTCGCGCTCGGTGGTGATATGGTCTCTGGCGATATACATGATGAATTAATGGCAACCAATCAATGCGAAATCATGCCGACGGTCATCGATCTGCTAGAGATTTTAGCCTGGTGCATTAAAACGCTAGCCGATGAATTCGGCGCGGTCTTTGTGCCGTGTGTGTCCGGCAACCATGGGCGCAATACGCATAAAATTCGCGCCAAAGGGCGCAACTTCACCAGCTTTGACTGGCTGACGTATGTGATGCTCAGCAAGCTATTCGAGAACGATAGCCGCGTGACGTTCCTGATCCCTGACGGCCCCGATGCGTATTACCGCGTATTTGGTACCCGTTACCTGCTGACGCACGGCGATCAATTTCGTGGCGGCGACGGCATGATCGGCGCACTCGGGCCAATCTTGCGCGGCGATCATAAAAAGCGCGGCCGTAACGGACAAATCGATATGAGCTACGACGTGATGCTGCTCGGTCACTGGCATCAATATATCCACCACCAGCGCGTGATCGTGAATGGTTCGCTCAAAGGTTACGATGAATACGCCTTCGCGAATAACTTCGGCTTTGAGCGTGCGCGGCAAGCTTTGTGGCTGACGCACCCAAAACACGGCATTACATTCCCATTCGCAGTCAACGTTGACGACAACCAAGGCGAAATCGTTACCGACTGGGTGAGCGTGCCAGACGCACAAGCGGCATAG